GCCAATGCCGTGACCACTGCCGCTTTGGCTGCTGGCGCGGTAAACGCCGACAAGCTGGCTGCGAATTCGGTCAATGCGTCCAAGATTGTGACTGGTGCGATTACCGCCGACAAGCTCGCGGCGAATTCCGTGACGGCCGTCAAGATCGCGGCTGGCACCATCACGTCCGACAGAATCGCGGCGGGCCAGTTCCGAGGCTACGTGTTCACCGGCGCCGTCTTCCAAAGCTCCGAGGCCGAGAACACCGGCATGAAGCTCAACGGCACCGCATTGCAAATGTGGGACAGCAACCACAATCGCACCGTCTATCTTGACGGCGAAGGCAAGTCGAATCTGCTGACTGGCATGTTCCAAACCCGCACGAGCGGGCACAAGGTGCGCATCAGCCCGGATTATCAGACCCACATCATCGGCGGATCTGAGACTTTCACCGGTGATGGCATCGAATTCCTCGCTTACAACGGGTCCACCGCCTACTTTTCGCATCCGGCCATCTCTTCTGTCATCCAGTCGAATCAGGTCGGCGCGATGGGCGAACTGGACTTGTGGAGCGGACACGTGAGCAAGAACGACCCTGCCGCGTTCATGTCTCTCAGATCGAAGCCGCGCAAGAAAGGCGGTACCGGCAGCGGCGGCGTCACATCCAGAGTGTATGCCGTGGCGAACACGGATTACGACGAGGTGGACGAGAGCAAGAAAAGCAGCGCTTTCCTCACTCTGTCCGGCGATAGCGCGAACGGTTCGGAGTGCTGGCTCGGAGCGCAAGACGCGAACGGCGAGGTCGGAGTCGGCGCGAACATCGCCACCGGATACGTGTATCTCGGCGGCTATCTTGGCGGCATCACGAACCGTTTTACGTTCCATGCCCAGGCTGCGTGGAAGGCGTGGTATCCGAATCCCGGCTCGAAGATTGCGACCGGCGCTTCCGTGCAAGTCAACTGCACGTTCAGCCCGACGAAATACGGCCGCTATTACGTCGTCGCGAACGCGGATTCACAATGGGCGGGCATCATCGCGCATCCATGCAACACGGGCGGGCAGAGCGGCTTCCAATTGAAGCTTTACAACGCCGACCAGCCTTGCCCGGTGGATGTTTACGCGGAATTCCTGGCTTATTTGGTCAAATGATTGGAGGAAATCTTGTCTGCGACTTTCGAAACGGATGAGAACAGTGGGCTTTGCATTATCCGCTGCAATCCGCCCATAAACGGGTCGGACAGTTTCGTGTTCACGACCGACGTGCTCGTCTCGTGGAAGGCGCTGCTCGGCCTTGCTTCGACCCGTGAAGCGATCGCCGCAATCATGCAGGGCAAGGAGGACACGAGCCGGTACGACCCGAAAACGGGGCGCGGCGTATGGACAGGCGCGTATGAGGCGCTTGAATCGGCGCTGAATGATTCCGCCACCGGCGTGAGCATGCTTGCGGCTGATGGGGAAGTGTTGAATGACCCGCTTACCGCCGCGCGGAATAAGGCGCGTGAGGGCATGAACCTGCCGGTCATGTCGAATGAGACGGACGCGAATCTCATTGCCACACTGGCGGCTGATGACTCCGATGAGGAGCCGTCGAGTGGCATTGACACAAGCATGACCAAAAACATTGAGGGCCTTGACGATTTCCTCAACGACGAGTCCAGTCAAAACGTTTTGGACGAGTGTGAGGAACGATTCTTCGAGTCCCTCATGCCAAGACAAAACCAACAGAATTAAGGAGATTGATTATGGCCGATGAGACCACTGAGACCACTACCGATACCGTGCCTGCCGTGACGCCCGCCGAGCCGTCCGGCGTGCTTGATTTGCGTCCGCCGAAGGAGTCGGTGCGCGCGGAATTATGCCGATTGGGATTGGAGTTTTCCAGCGCTGACGGTACCGCCGAATCATGGCGTGACTATCAGCGTGGCGTGCTCGCCACATTCGATGATTCCGGCACGTCCGTCACTTTGACGGACGTGAAGACGAATCTCGGACGCACCCTCACCTTGGACGAATTGAAGGCGGTTACTCGTATCGACACGATGACCGCCGCCGACTAATCCAGCATTCCAATTTTTTCAACCCCTGCAATCCACGCGGATTGCGGGGGTTTCGTATTTAAGGAGACATTTTGACTCAGATTCCAGCCGACGCGAACGACGTCATCGACACGCTTTCCGCGCAAATCGGCACTCTCAACAAGCAAATCGCAATCCTGACCAGTCAGCTCAACGCGGCCATGAAATTGATTCCCGCCGACGTGCTCGAAAGCGTGAAGGGAGACGAGAATGCAGAGGATTAACCTGTGGCCGAACCCAAAGTTCGACCCCACCGGCTTCCATGTCGTCAAAAAGGGCGGCGACATATCGAAGTACATGACCGGTGGCACGCTGGCCAACACCAGAGGCGAATACATCGACCTGCCTTTCGCGTGCGAGGTCGGCGTGGAATACGTGTGCACGTTCAGGATCGTCAGCAACGATACGACGAATAAAAGCATCGGCATCTTTTCCGGCGGCACGAGCGAATACCCAAGTGCCCAGACGGTCGGGAAACATACGATCCGCTTCACCCCGATCGCCAATGACACGCGCCTGGCCGTCCCCTCCGGTATGGCCATCAGCGAATTGAGCGTGGAAGCCGCCGACACGTATGACGCGGCGCTCGGGGGGGGCTTCCGGGCTTCTTCACCGGCGACACCATGCCACGCGACTGACGCCGCGCACCGGGACGGTGGTGCCCGATGATGGTCACGAACCTATGCGCGAAACCATCCTCGACCATCACCTTAAAAGCAGGCATGTGGACGAATATCACGACCGTCCCGAGCAAGATCGGGATGAAATATTGGATCAATGTCTATGTGAACGTCACCGGCGGCACGATCTCGATAATCGGAGTGGATGGCGACATCAGCGCAAGCCAACGTATCGGATACACGATGATCTCCAACAATCCCAATCCTGTGTCAATGAGTTATTCCGTCAAGTCAGGCAATCCGACCGTTACAGTGACAGATATGCTCCTCTGCACGTTTGCCGATTACCAGGCGAACAAGACCCTGCTCGACAGCATCGAATATTTCACCGGGGACACGATGCCGCTCGCCTAACCCTCATGGGGTGATGGCATGAGAATCATCACGAACTATGCGTCCAGCCCATTGACGGTTTGCACGGGCAACGGCCGCGTGGAATTCAGAGGCTGGAACGTCGCCAGTGGCGCGCCAACCAAGCATGTCGTCAGCGCATACTGCCAACTTGTGTCTGGCACAGGCACGATCAGATTCGGATGGGACACCGCTCACACGCTTAACAAGTCGGGCAGGCTGACTGCCTATCCGACGAGCAACATGTTCCCAACCGTGGTTGTCGTCACCACCGGCGACGCCGTATGGAAAATCAACAGGATGATCGTCACCTCGCAAGAGGAATACAGCCTGCTGATGGGTGAATGCGGGCTTGATTATTTCGACGGCGACCTCATGCCGCGCGCGTGAATTCCAAATCCCGTCGATTTCGACGGGTTTAAAACCATTGAATCAAGGGAGGAATCGATGTGCTGCAAAATTTTCTAGCTGGTTTTGGGGGTGTCGGCGGCGCGTGCGCGGTAATCACACTGTGCTTGAAAATCTGGCCGGGGGCGCTCGAATCGCTCGCGACCGGATTGTATGCGCACGTTAACCCCGAGCGATTGCCTTACAATTCGGTGCTTTCCCAGCATTTCGCCAAGACGAGGCAGCTGGGCGAGCGGACGGAGCGCTTTGACGAGCGCATGGACGAACTCTGCCGCGACACCATAAAAAACACGCTGATTTCACTGATTTACGGTGACCAAAGCCACGACCACAGTGAGGCCGTCCGATACGAGCTGGCGAAGCTCGAGAAATTGGACGCGCACTGCTGGATAGTCGCAGCAGCAGAAAAATACTTGGAAGAACGCCACTAACTTCTCCCAACCCAACTCTTTACAAGCCATCCCACTGTGGGGTGGCTTTTCTATTTTTGAAGGAGGTTTGCTTGAAGATTTTCGGTAAGAAAAGTCCTAAGCATAAGAAGATTCCACGCAACATGCGGTTGCCGTTCGCTGGTCTTGTTGTCGCATTGTGCATGATTATCGCGCCTATCGCGTCCGCGAACATGAACGTGATCGACGTGTCCGGCTGGCAGTCGGCTGATGTGACCCGCGTGGTTGATGCCGATGCCGCCGTGGTGAAGGTCACTGAGGGTGGCGGTTATGTGAATCCGTCGTGGCGTAGCCAGATTGATTGGGCGCGTCAGACCGGCAAGGCTTGTGGCGGCTACCATTACGCTGATGGTGGTAACGTCACCGCAGAGGTCAACCATTATCTGAACCAGTTCAACGGTTATGTGGGCCAGTGCGTGCTCGCGTTGGATTGGGAGTCTTACGGCAATCATGCTTGGGGTAACGGTGACTGGGTGCGCCAGTGGGTGAACCAAGTGTATTCGCGTACCAAGGTGTGGCCTATTGTCTACGTGCAGGATTCGGCTGTGTATCAGATTCCGTCCGATGTGCGCTCCCACTGCATGTTGTGGAAGGCCCAGTACGCCTCCATGAACGCGACCGGCTGGCAGTCTACCCCTTGGAACGCTGGCAGCAAGGGCGAGGGCATGGTGCAGTATGCGTCCACCGGCTATCTGAACGGTGTCGGCCCGCTTGACCTCAACCTGTTCTTCGGTGAGCGTGACGCTTGGCAGAAGATCGCCAACGGCGATCGCGGCAAGACCAAGACCGAGGTTCGTCATGACCCGGTTAAGCCGCAGGTGACTACCACGCCGGACTACAACGATATGGCTACCAAGGTTATTCGTGGCGTGTACGGCAACGGTAACGACCGGCGTCAGGCTCTTGGCGGTGCCTACGACCGTGTGATGGCGATTGTGAACCAGCGTTTGGGTGGAGGCTCGACAGTGAGCGCTTCGGCCAACACGAACTGCGGTAGCGTCTGCGTGACCGTCAAGAGTGGCGACACATTGAGCACCATCGCGGCACGTAATGGCGGTAGCTGGAACCAGTACACGGGTTATCGTTCGGGCAACCCGAACATCATCTACGCTGGTGAGACGGTCTGCCGTCGTGGCACCGGCGTCGCTCGACAGCCGGTCAGCAACACGTACAGCACGCATCGTTACACCGTCCGTTCCGGTGACACGTTGGGTCGTATTGCCGGATACTACAGAGTGAACATGTACAGCATCCACGGTTATCGTTCCGGCAATCCGGCGTTGATCTATCCGGGCGAAACACTCTACTGGTAAGGAGACCGATTATGGTCGATGAAGTCAAGGAGACTCAGAATGACGGCGAAAAGCCGCAGGAAGAAACAGGCGAAGAAAACAACTACATCCTGCCGGACGAAGCGTACAAGGTGCTGAAGTGGTTGGCGCTTATCGCGTTGCCCGCTTTGGCTGTGTTCGTGCATGTGGTCGGCCCCGCATGGAACCTTCCATGCGTTGACCAGATCGTGACCACGTTGAACGCTCTGGCCGTGCTGGTTGGCGCGTTGATCGGCGTCAGCGAGTTGAAGGCACGGTATTCCGAGTAGAAACCTTTCATTTCTCTAACATGATGTTGGAGAAGTGTAAGAATACTATGCTCAACTAGTACGTCCTGTACAAGTTTGCCCCCTCTCTCAGCGATTACGCTGGGGGAGGGGCTTTTTGTGTTTCGCACGGTAGAATCATCATCATGACCAAGAAAGAGCATGATGATTTTTGGACGAAGTGGAAGCGCGAGCTCACGAAGGATGTGAAGGCCGACAGGATACACGGCGGTGAGGCTGATTTCAGCCGAATGCATGGCGTGACATTGAACACTCAAAAACTGTATGACATGCTACCGCGAGTCTGAATTGCCCCTCTCTCAGCATCATGCTGGGGGAGGGGCTTTTCTGCGTTTTAGGGCTTCTATTCTGCGGTTCGATTGGCTCTATCGCCATCACCAAAGTCTATTTGTTGGCCCATTTGGTCGTAATAGCGGTTTTGATACATGTTGCAAAACTTTTCCCTGATGTGATCCACCACAGTTTGCACCGCCGTATGTTTCTCAATATCCAACTGCTGTTCGGTGATGGTTATCTTCTTTGGAAACTCGTCTTCTGGATGCCAGGTATCGTAACCGGCTCCGTTTATCACCATTCTGGGTGCGTTGAATACGAACCCATATCGTTCTACGAGTTTCAACGCTTCATCGAATCCTCGACCGTATCCTTCCCTATACGAAACTACATCAAGCTCATGCGGCATTTACGACACCTTTCTGTTCGATCTGCTTCAAGTCTAATGCGGAGTTCATCGTTTCCATTGCGGCCAACCGTTCTTTCAACCCGGCATGACGGTAGTGTTCGACCATCAGACGGCTGGAATGGCCCACGATTTCCTCGACCAGTCCGACATCCACGCCCATTGACATGAGGATGGTAACGACGGTATGACGGGTTTCGTGACGGCTCCTATGCTTCGCGTTGGGTACTCCCGCCGCCTCCAATAGTTTGCGGAACTGTTCGATGTCCTCTTCCGGCTCGATGGGTGAGCCGTCATCATGGCGGAACAGGAGTCCATGTGGATTCGGTATTTCGGCGGTATCCACCAAGTATGCTTCGAGTGTCTGCGCCAATGCGGGAATGATTGGCACTTTCCTTCCACGCTTCGATTTCGGCGGGGTGAGACACCAGCGGCCTTGCAGCTCGATCATGTCGAAGCCGTCTGGAATGCGCCACCTCCATTGCGGACATGCGGCACCGCGCTTGTATCCGCACGGGTATACGCCTTTACGGTCTGGTTCGCCGCAACCGTGCTCCTTCTTCAATTCCTCCAGTTTCCAGTTGACGGCGTATTCGCCGTAGGGGATGCCGTTTGCCGTGGTGGTCAGTTCGAGGTCTTGGAGTGAAGCCCCCAAGATTTCGCCTGGGCGCATACCGGTGCATAGTCTGAACCATTCCCTCGCACCCTTGCGGATGCCTAGTTCGTTGGCGGCTTGGAGGATACGCTTCGCCTCGTCATCGGTGAATGCGGTACGCTCGTGGGCTTCGTTCTTGCGTTCGTCGGCAAGACTGATGTCCTTGTCCTTCGGCGTTGGAACGCCACCCATCGGATTCGTGGGAAGAATCCTATCCGCTACGGCGGCATTGCAAATCTGGTTCAACGTGGTGTGCGTCTGGCGGCGGAGGCTGAGACTGGCCTTCACGTGCATTTTCTTGCCGTCGATGGTCTTCGCGACGGTAAGGCCATTTACGATGCGGTCGCAGACTGCGGCGTTCAGGTTCGACATTTTCTGCGAATGGTACGGGCGCAGATGCTTGCGGACGATGGTTCGATAGTTGGCGAAAGTCTTCGGGTCTGCATCCCTCTGCCGTCGTTCCAACCATTGTTCCGCATATGCGCCCAACGTGACTGACGTGTTGCTGGTGCTGCCGAATTTGGCTCGCTCTTGGAGCAGTTCGGTCAGACGCCGGTTCGCGTCGGCGTACTTCTTGCAGCTGTAGGTCTTCCCGTCGATCTTGAACTCGAAGCTGGGGTAAGCCTTGATTGTGCCATCGGCCAGCTTCTTTTTCCGTTCGACTTTGTATGGGTAGACGATGCCGTTTCTTGCTTTGCGTGCCAT